TCGCACTAATAACATTGCTGGTGCCGTATCAACAATTACTACAAGCGATTTAACAGGTTCACGTGCGTTAGTGTCAGATGGATCAGGTAAAGTTGCGGTATCAGCTGTCACCTCAACTGAACTTGGACACTTAGACGGAGTTTCCAGTGCTATTCAGACACAGTTAAACGCAAAAGGTACTACTACAGAAGATGCTGCTATTGAGGCAAGAAGAGTGGCAAACATTGCAGGTGCAGTATCAACAATTACCACAAGCGACTTAACAGCTTCTCGCGCTCTTGTATCAGATGGTTCAGGTAAAGTAGCTGTCTCAGCTGTTACCGCAACTGAAATAAGTCGCTTAGATGGAGTAACATCTGCTATTCAAACTCAGTTAAACGCAAAACTTGAATCAGTAGGAACAAATGACATCGACAACAACGCAGTCACCGTAGGTAAGTTAGCTGCAACACTCGACTTAGGGGCACTCGGATAAATATATTTTGACCACAGGTTAAAATTATGATAGAAAGGTAATTATGTCACAAAAAGTTACAAAATTTATGGGCGGTCTTGGGATCGATGCCACATCAAAGTTTGAGATTCAGTCTAATGCTACTGTTACAGTTGGTGATGGAACTAATGGTGGTAATGTTGCGGTAGGCGATAATGGTGTTATTTCATTCGGTGCTGGGTCTGACTTGCAGATTTATCACGATGGGTTGAATAGTTATATTTCAGAAGGTGGGACAGGTAACCTTTTCTTAGGCGCGACTAATATGTTTTTGCGGTCAAGCACAGGTGAAACTTACATCGGTGCTATTCAAGATGGCGCAGTTAGCCTCTACCACAACAACGCCGCCAAACTCGCCACCACCAGCACAGGCGTGGATGTCACAGGCACGGTGACGGCTGATGGGCTTGATGTTCAGGGCGATGGCACAATCAGCGGGGGTAGCCGTCTTACAATTAGTGACATTGCTGATGTCAATAACGACGGTATTCGTTTAGATGACAACACAACAGCTCGCTTTAACAACCTTACTCAGGACACTTCCGGCAACTTCAAAATCCAGCACTATACAGGCTCTGCGTGGCAGAACAATTTTACTTTATCTACTGATGGTAAATTAGGGCTGGGGACGACTTCGCCCAGCACTACATTGGATGTAGCAGGAAACGTATCGTTAGGCACTAACTCTTCAAACACAATTACACTAACAGGCTCAATCGATTTAGGAACACTATAAGGAGTAAAGAATGGCTACACAGCTACAATTTAGACGAGGAACCTCAGCCCAAAACAACGCCTTTACTGGTGCAGCAGGTGAGATTTCTCTTGATACAGATACTAATAACATTCGAATCCATGACGGTTCTACCGCAGGTGGAGCTGAAATTATCCCAGCTGGAACTATTTTAGCTTATGGCGCTGCTTCAGCTCCTACTGGTTATTTGCTGTGTGACAATTCAGCTGTCTCTCGTACAACTTATGCACGTCTTTTCGCTGTAATTGGCACTACATTTGGAACTGGTGATGGTGCTGCCACTTTTAACGTCCCTGATCTAAGAGATAAAGTTCCGCTAGGTAAGGGCTCAAATAACACAGCTCTAGGGACAACTACAGGATCTGCTGCAGCTTCCTCAGTTATAAACTCTGCCACTAAAAATGGTGTTACAACAGCCACTAGCAATACAGGCACAGGTAATACTGGAACTGGTAATACAGGCACTGGCAATACAGGCACCGGTACCACAGGTAATAGCACTGTATCAATTTCAGGTAGTACAGGCACAGGTACGTCTGGTAACTCTACCTCCACTACTGCCGCATCTAATACAGGTAATGCAGGTTCAACAACTGTGGGATATAATGCTAGTAATGCACCAACAGTTGTGACAGGAACTGGTAACACAGGAAATAGTGGTGTATCAATTTCAGGTAATACAGGCACTGGCACTACAGGTGGTTCAGGTGTATCTATTTCAGGTAATACTGGATCTAGTAACACAGGTAATAAGACATCTACAACTGCAGCTGCTAACACAGGCAATAGTGGAGTATCAATTTCAGGTAATACTGGAACTGGTACCACAGGCAATAGCACATCTACAACTGTAGCTTCCAATACGGGTGCTGATGGTGCAGGAGATTTAACTGTTGGTTCAGTTACCAGAAACGACACACTTGGTTCTGGTACTAAAGACGTGACACAGCGCGCCTTTGTTACTTCAGTCAATCAGACGAATCATACACACTCTATACCTTCATTAACTGTTAATAACCATACACACTCTGTACCAGCGTTAAGCTCTGGTAACTTAGCAGGTGGAAATCACACTCACTCAATACCTTCATTAACTGTTAATAACCATTTTCATTCAGTGCCAGCTTTAAGCTCTGGCAACTTAGCAGGTGGAAGCCACACACACTCTGTTCCAGCGTTAAGCTCTGGCAACTTAGCAGGTGGAAATCACACTCACTCTGTTCCGGCGTTAACCATACCATCATTAACTGTTAATAACCACACACATTCAATACCTTCACTAACTGTTAATAACCATACACACTCTGTGCCAGCTTTAAGCTCTGGTAACTTAGCAGGGGGAAACCATACTCACTCAGTCCCTGCACTATCAGTTCCAGCACTATCAGTTCCAGCACTATCAGTTCCAGCGTTGTCAATTCCATCTTTAAGTGTAAATGGTTTTTCTGTCGCTACAACACTACCTAGTGAAGTGGTGCAGTATATTATTAAAATTTAAGGAGCGACAATGAATGATACACGTGAACTCGATCAAATACAAACAGAACTAGATAGACTGCATGAGCGATCTCAAAGTAACAAAGCAGGCATTTCTGCTCATGAAGCTGTGTGTGAAGAGCGTTATGAAAATATTGTCACAATGTTTCACCGATTAGAACAGCGTATAGATAACATAGATTCTGAGGTAGCATCAATTCGTGAAATGGCTACACAAGGTAGAGCTTCTCTTAAAACACTGTTATGGATCGGGGGTGTTTCAGTTACTGTAGTTTCCGTCATCACAATGATTATTAGCATGTTTCCTAGATGAACAATAAATTTTTTCGAATTAAAATTCAACGTCTGTTAGACAAACTACCAACTCCCGTTCAGTTTAACGAATCACAATGGGCAATGGTCGAGAATTTAGATCAATCACGTTTTTGTGTGCATATAGCAGCTCGTCGTACTGGAAAATCATATGCAGCAGCAATCTTAGCTTTTGCAAAACTATTAGAGCCGGGTCAACAAGTTATGGTAGTTGCTCCAAACTTTTCTCTTTCTTCAATTATTTGGGATTATGTTACAGACTTGATTAGACAACTTGACATTGAAGTAGAGCGATTCAACCAAAAAGACAAAGTAGTAAAACTAATTAATGGTTCAGTTTTTAGATTACTTTCTGCAAATAATCGTGATTCACTTGTTGGAAGAGCTGCTAATCTTTTAATTGTAGATGAAGCAGCAATTATTCCTAATGATGAGTATTACACTCGTGATTTACGACCTGCTCTCTCAACCTTTACAGACTCGCGTTGTTTATGGATCTCAACTCCAAGAGGTAAAGGTAATTATTTGTATGATTATTATTTAAGAGGAGAAGATCCAGAATATCCAGACTGGAGCTCTTCAATCCATACATGGCGCTCAAACCCACTTTTATCTGAAATCGATGTTGAAGAGGCTCGCCGCACCATTACAAAAGCCTTATACTTACAAGAATACGAATGTGAGTGGACTACCACCGAATCTCAGATTTATCTTGATCTTGATGAAGAAAAACATATAGGTGACTATGTTGGTGAGAGATTTTCTGAAGTTATTGGAGGGCTTGATGTTGGGTATAGAGATGAAAATGTATTTGTAGTAATTGGTACAGATGGGAACAATTATTTTTTAGTTGATGAATTTATCTCAAAAGAATCTACAACTTCAGAACTTGCAGCTGAAATACAAGAAAAAATTAACGAATGGGGAATTGATACTATTTATATTGATTCTGCTGCGCAACAAGTTAAAGCTGATTTTGCCTATGACTACGATATATATTGTGAAAACGCTATTAAATCAGTAAATGACGGTATCAACTCTCTTCAAGTATTAATTGAACAAGATCGCTTGTATTTTGATACAGAAGGCGCAAGACATACTTTTTCTGCTATGAGTGCTTATAAGTGGAATCCTAATACTGAAAACCCAAAACCAGTTCACGATTGGGCTTCGCACCCATGTGATGCAGTTCGTTACGCAATATACACTCATCAAAAAATGAGTAATATTACTATCTATGCTTAGAATTATTATTTTAAACTATAAGAGGCCTGAAAATGTAAGAGCAATTTGTGATACATTTCATCGAGCACTACCAATCACAGTAGTTAATAATAATCCTAATAT